TTGAGGCTAGAAAGATAGACGTAGAAATAGCCCTGAATGAAGCCGACTATTTAAATAGATATGTAGAGCAAATGAGGGAAAAGGATCCTGCACTATGGGCAGCTATTAGTGGGGCTAAAGATCCTGATGCCCCTGCACGTCCAGCTGGTCATACTGTTAGCCAAGCAGATAGGGATGTTGCTAAGCAATACATTAAAATGCAAAAAGTAAGAGCAGCTCTTAAAAAAGAATTAGCTGATGCTCCCGAATACGGTTATGGAGCTGCGTCACCTTTGGTTCAAAGAAAGGGTCTCGCACCTTTGGGCGAGAGACTAGTAAATGTTCTTGGGGAGGAAAGGCTGTCTCATTTAGAAAATGTAGAGAAGTCTTTAAATGTGGCCTCAAAGGGCTCAACACTGCCAACCTCAAAAATGCCAGAGCTAGGAAAAAAGAATCTAAACTCGAACAAGGCGTTTATCGGGTTAAGCACTGGGGGTAAAATAGCTGCCTCTATAGGTGTTGGTCTTGCTGCCGTTGGCGTCATAAATTATCTAAACAACAGGGCCAAAGGAAGGCCCAATGACGAGTTGTTTAGACAATAGGGGGCGATTTATATGAGGTGTGACTTCAGACAGGAGAGATTCAAATGGAATCAAAGCTTACTCCTCAGCAACTAGAGCAAGTTGCGATTCTCCTTGATCCAGTTAAATTTGCCAAGTCTCATTTTAATTGGGAGGCTCGCTGGTATCAAGCAGAAATTCTTAATGGTACTCACACACATCGTAGAATTGTAACACGATGCGGCCGACGTGTAGGTAAAACGGAGACCATGTGTGTTCATATGCTCTGGTATTCATTTACTCATGAAAATTCAGTATGTCTAATCGCCGCTCCTTATGAAAACCAAATCAAGCTAGTATTTAGAAAACTAAGAGAGTTTATAGGTAAATCTGAGGTAATTAAGGCTGCTATTCAAAGCAACACTAAGAACCCAGAGTTTATCCAGTTTAAAAATGGCTCAATCATTCAAGGGTTCACTGCGGGTACAAGGGGTGGCAACGAAGGTGCCTCCATCCGTGGTCAAAGAGCTGACTGGATCTATCTGGATAGACATGCAAGTTAAAGTTAGGGAGAATAAATGGAGAAGAAAAAACCCAAATTCTCCATTCCAAAAAACCTCCCTAATTTTGATGAGTATTTGTCCCTTCAGCAAGTAATTGCTGTCGAATAACTAGGTGAATTGCTGGGAATCCCTTAGAGCTTAGCTTACTACAACGTGGCTGGAAACGGTGAGCGTGAAAGTTTGAAAAAAGCTAAGATTGGGCAATCAGCATGCAAGCCCCTAAATCGAAAGACACGGGGAAGCTTCAACGACCATCCCTTGGCCGTGAGATTCGGCAACAGGAGTAGGGCCCAAATCGGGTGGGTGAGAACCCCTTAAATCGAAGCGCCTAGCCCCTTATTTTAAAGGGTGATGATATGGTCTAGACCGCATGAAATATCTCGAAAGAGACGGTACAATCGGAAATGGACTACTTGAGTGAAGGCGACATCAACGCTATTACTGCTATTGCTATTGAAGACCCAGGCAGAATTGGAATTTGGGCGTCTTCAACTCCAACAGGTCGTCGCTCTAAATTCTTTGAGTGGTGTTTGGAGGCTCAGGGAGAAGCAAATCTAGTTGTTCCTCCTGGAAAATACCAAGGTACTACCTGGACTGAGTATTACTATCCTTCTTATGTTATTCCTACATGGGGCGACGCAGAAGCAGAGTTCCGAGCTATGTATTCCGATATTGCCTATACTCATGAAGTATTAGCAGACTTCGGAGAAGAAATGGTTGGTGTCTTCAATAAACAAGATGTTGAAGATGCATGCCAAGACTATTACTATGATCCAGATCCTGGTTATCCAGCAATACGCACCATAGGGGTTGATTGGGATAAATATAACGCTAGTACCAATATTGTTATCACCGAATATTCCCCGCAACAGGGCGTATACAAGGTAATTAACAGGGTTGAGATACCTAGATCAGAGAGAACTCTTTCTCATGCGGTCAATGTTATTTGTAAGCTCGATAAGGCTTATAATCCAAGTCATATTTATGTAGACCGTGGTTATGGAGAAATGCAAGTAGAGTTCTTAACTGAAAAACTAGGCAAAAAGGTTAGAGGGGTTGCTTTTTCTGAGAAACTTGAGGTTGTGGATCCTGTAACAAAGCTTCGTGACAAAAAACATCTGAAGCCATTTATGGTCAACAACGCTCAAATTACTCTCGAAAGAAAAAGACTTCATTTCTCAAAATATGATGATGTGCTCAAACATCAACTTATGGAATACAGGATTGTCAGACAAACACAAACAGGACAGCCAGTGTTTACAAGTGAAAATGAGCACGCACTAGATGCTTTGATGCTGTCTCTCCTTGCCTTTACAGTTGAGCATCCTGAGATTGCCAACATCATCAAAAAGACCGAATACGCAAAACAAATGTATTATGTTTACGATATGCCATTTAATAGAGATGGATACGAAGGTCGCCAAGGGCAAGAAGAAGAACGAATCGTTACTAAAAAGAGTGGTAGATACTCTGGTGTTCCAACGTGGTCGCCACGAGGGACAGGTAGCGGTAGACGAGCAGTTAACCGTCGAAGGACATTCTAGCCTTCGACTCGGTTTGCATCGCCTTCCCCTCTGGCGTTGCAAAGCATCACCCCCCCTCCCTCCAAAGCTACATCTGGCGTCCACCCCTTACGCTGGATGTAGCACACAGCCAGAGACAGAGTATCCCCTGCTCTTTTCTCTGGCTTCCCCCTTTTAGCAAAAGGAGAGTGAGAAGATGCCTGATGAGTTCAAAGACTTTCCTGGTATAGACACCAGTTATGAAAGAAGCAAGATAGAGTATAAGCCAGTTCTCGAATATGTAAAAGACACAAGGTTAGTTGAGCAGGAAGAAGCTGAAATAGACGATGGTCTTTTATTGGCTAAAATCATGCCTCCAGCAGAGGCTCATGAGAGAACTGAAAATTTGGCAAAGGGTTTCTCGGACTTACAGTCTCTCTTAGAAAAGAGACTCGCTAATGTTTCGGTTGTTGTTGATCCAAGTGAGAATCCAAACGCCTCCAATGCTCTTCAAAATATAGGGGTTCAAAATAACACTATCACTTTTCCTATGTATAAGCAAGCATTATTCAAAAACGATAGTGATTCTATATATATAGCAGAAGCATATGAGGATGCTCATTCTGGCATTGATGGGAAAATCGAAGTTGAAGCATATCAAATCGTTGTAGCCAATAAGCTTCACTGGGAAAACCATAGTAAGTTTCTCAAAGAGGTAATTCCCAACGATAAGAAGCTAGATGAAGATATATTAAACGAGTGGTCAAAGCAAGAAAGAGAAAAAGCCAAAATAGAGAGTAAGCTTAGTTCTCTTATAGCTGATGGTAAGGGCGACTCATTAGAAGCTGCTATTGAAGAAGAAAAGCTGTCTATTTTTAAGATTTATCTTGAGGAGTTCAACAATCATCCATATCAGCATATATCAAGAGCCACTCATCATAAGGCCGATTTTGGCGAAAAAGACCTACAGGATTTCAAAACTCTAGTAAACAGAACTGTATCAGATAGGATCGGTGGCGATGTAGCTTGCTTTATAAAGGCTATGCTAACCAATTCTGTTAGAATTAAGTCACCTAGTGCTCCCATAAATATTAAGGGTCCAGATATTATTTATAATCTCAGCGCTAGTCAAAACAGACTTCGTGCTGTAGACACACCGTCAGATGATTCTTCTGGCGACAGCACAAGCGACCTCAAAAGCGCAATTTTAAATGCTATAAAACTTCTTGAGGCTGTGTGCTTGCTTTTAACCTACAAGCTAACTAAAGAGACTTTAGGAATGAAGGCCGTAAAGGGACAGCTACTTGGTATTTTAGGTGGCGCCCTTCAGCCAGTACAGCAAGCAATTGTTAGAGCTGTCTCTAGGCTGAGTACCGAAATAAGCAACCCAGTTAGGTACTGGCTAAGCAGTGTAGCAAAAACCACAAGTCTGTCTAATTGTATGCCCTTTGAAGACTTCGCAGAAATCCTTTTTGATGCGGTAGAAGATGTTGAAGAGAGCTTTAACGACATCATCATGGATTTCTTTAAATTCTCCAATCAAGCAAGCAGTATCCAGCGTCAGCTTATGGAGCAACTAAAGGAAAAAGAACAATACCGCACTTACTTTAAGATCTTAAATCAGGTTATTAAAGAGCTAGAGCGCCTATACTCTGATCCAAAAGTATTATCAGTAGAAGATATAGATTTCACTACTCTTAAACTGATCAGTGAAAACAGATGGGATGAAACTTACGACAGAATTGAGGATAGAGTCAAAAAGATAATCAGCGAGAAAAAAGAAAGCCAGGAGGTGCCGAATGAATCAGATTGATGAAGTCCTAAAAGGACTTGGTATGGAAGATGCCTATGTAGAAGATGGCAACATCATGGAGGATTTTCATCAAATCCAATTTATTTCAAGAAACACGCCTGCTAAGCAGGTAGTAGTTAGGAGTATAGAGACCGATGCGCGATACATTAGCATATTGCCGATCTCAGATATTCATATGGGTGCTAAATATTGCGATGAAAAGCAATTTGACCGTTTTGTTGAATTTATTAGCAGTAGCCCTAATATATATACTGTGCTTATGGGGGATCTGATGGAGTCGGCAACGAGAACCTCTGTCGGATTAGGAATGTATGATGAAAAATATTCATTGACAGAACAAAAGAGAGTTCTTCATGAAAAGCTAAAGCCCTTAGCGGACAACGGGAAAATCCTAGGAGCCGTAACTGGCAATCATGAGATGCGTCCTCAGTATTTCAATAATAATAACCCAATGCAAGAGCTTTGTTATTATATGGGAGTCCCAGAATTATATCTAGGTTATCAGGGCTATATACGCCTCAAAGTAAATGATGTTGTTTATGACGCTATGATTTTTCATGGATCTGGTGGAGGAGCAACCAAGGGTGGTAAGGTTAACGCCGCTTCTAAACCTAATCAAATTGCTGAAGTAGATATTTACTTCACTGGACATATCCACGATCAAATCTATCTAAAGGATAAAATCTACAGAATCAACGAACAAGACGAGATCGAGGAAAAAATCAGACACTATGTTGTTTGCGGTTCTTTCCTAGAATACTTCGGTGGATACGCAGAAATGAAGGGGCTAGCTCCCAGTGTAACTGGCGCTCCGCTTCTTCACCTATATGCAGATAAGAAAGCAATTCATTGTACCATGTAAGTTTATGGCTAGGAAAGGTGGTGAGAGATTTGTCTAAACAGAAAAGATTTAGTCTCAAAAGTATCTTTCAGCGATTCAGAGAAGCTCCTGCTGCCGCTAGGGATATGAAGAAGGCAATGGTCAAAAGAGTCGGCTTAGTTTTTACATCTGGACAAGGTGGCAGGCAGAACTTTGAGACTGCACCCTATCCTTTCGAAGACATTATCGCTGCCTACAATACTGACTGTTATGTTCGCCAAGCCCTAGATAAGTACATCGAGCTCATGTTTAAATCTGGATGGACTATTAAGGGAAAAAGAGAAGAAGCTGTCATGTATGTTCGGCAAAGATTACAATTAATAGCCGAGCAGACTGGTGTCCCAACAGAACAGCTCTGGATTGAAATATCTGAAGACCTAGTGAAGTTTGGTAACGCCTTTATTATTAAGGCGAGACAAAAACCAGGTCAGGGTCTGGCTGTATCTGGCCTAACCTTTAATGGAATTGGGGGACAACAACCAGTTGGTGGCTATTTCGTTCTTCCAGTCCAAACTATAGGAATTGCCAGAGATAAAAACGGTACAGTTCTTGGCTATCAGCAAAATATTCAAGGACAAGACCAGCCGTTGAGAATCAAGCCAGAAGACATGATTCATTATTACTATAAAAGAGACCATGGTCGTGCGTTTGGAAACCCATTCGTTGGCCCAGTCTTAGACGACGTAAGGCTTCTGCGTGAGGTAGAAGAAAACGTAGCAAGATTAATTTATCGTCACCTTAACCCACTGTATGTGTATACGGTAGGTATCCCAGAACCAGGGTTTGAGGCAACGGATGATGAAATCAACGCAGTTCGCTCTGAGATCGAGAATATGCCTACAGACGGTGGGCTTGTTCTTCCTGAAAGACACAAGGTTGAAGCTGTTGGTGCAGAAGGCAACGCCCTAGACGCTGAAGGATATTTAAGATACTACGAGCAACGAGTATTCACTGGATTGGGACTGCCCGAGACCTTAATGGGTCGTGGAGACACAGCCAATAGAGGAACATCTGACAATCTGTCTGCTGAAGCTAGAGATAGAATAAAGGCGTTCCAAAGGGTTATGGAAATCTTCACTAACTCGTTCATCATCAACGAGCTGTTGTTAGAGGGTGGATTTGACCCGCTTACAAATCCAGAGGATGCTGTCTCGTTTGAGTTTAACGAGATTGATAGTGATAACAAGGTTAAGCTTGAGAACCATGCAATCCAACTTTGGATTAACAACTTAATCACTCAGGATGAGGCAAGAATTAGAATTGGTGAAGATCCAGTAGATGGAGACCAAGAAGGGTTCTATCATTCTATAATTACTGGAAATCAAATCCAACCTGACGACGCCACTCAAGACAATAAAAGTCGGCCACAAAACCAACATGGCAAAAAAACAGGCCCCAAAAAGAGCGACGGAGGAAAGAATCCTACTGTAAAACAATCAAAAGAAGATGAAATGATTGAAATTAACGAAGAAAAGTTAACAAAAGAGCTTGAACAGCAGGAATTTAGCACCTCTGTGTCGAATATAATACAGGAGAAAAACTCTTCAGCTTTGGAGTCGGATAAAACTTTAGTAGATCAATATCTAGAGAATCTGAAATATTATCACTCTCTAGCAAAGCAAGACTTAATTGATGCTGTAAAGTTATTTGTATCTGACAACACCTCTAATCGTCACATCCGTGACTTCTCGCCTAAAGACATGGAGTTCATCTCCGAACTCACACAAAAATCCATCAAGGAAAAAGTTTTACCTTCCCTTATTTCCAAATCGCTTGAAAAAGGAATTAAACAATGCAAGGGCGACAGTGGGGCTACTGAAGTCCCAGAAATTTCTATCGCCTCTATTTCTTATGCCCTAAAAGAAGAGTTTGCCGAAGATATTCGCAGATTTTACAACGATGTTTTAGAGCTTATATCTAAATCGGTTAAGGCCGACTCTATGGAGACCATCCTAGCAGGAATCTCTGGTGGGTTTAAGGCTATAGAATACCGCCTGAAGTTTATGGCGTCTACTCATACAATAAAAGCATACAACATCGGCTATGCTTCTACAGCAAAAGCACTTGGTTATAAAGAGATTCAGCCAGAAACTGAGTCTTCTTGTGATGTCTGTGCTAAAAGATCCATGAAGCCAATATCCTTAAAGGGCGATTTTTATTCTTTACTACCGCCGTGGCACAACAATTGTAAGTGTAAAGTAAAAGTACAAAGGAGGGATGTAGATGGCGAGTAGAAAGTTAGTCCACATACGTGAAGACTTTACCACTGGCGAGTTTGAAATGACTGAATCAATCAGGACTTTTGAAGAGCTCACCAAGGGGGCTAGCGCATCCATTGAGGAGAGCAAGAAAACAGCTACCAAGGTACAGTCTGCCCTTATCGTTCCAAAGGTTGAAGCTATTCACGCAGGTGCGACTAAAAACTTCACTTTTTATAGTGCAGAAAAACTGAAGGGCGATTGGGATATCCGAAGTGGCGTTTACTCTTTTACGCATCCCTATGCTAAACCGATGCTTACCCATCACAATGCTTATGACGGTGAACCTATTGGTAGGATTCACAAAGCTGAGTTTCAACAAACCACAACCGCAGACAAACCAGGAATTGTGGTAGAGCCAAACATCACTGACCCAGAGGCAGCACAAAAGATTCGTGATGGTAGATACAAAACTGTTTCTATCGGTGCAGATACTGACTCTGTAACTTGCTCCATCTGTGGTTGGGACATCTTGAATGATGGCTGGTGTCCTGAGCATAAGCGTGGACAGAAATATGACGGAGAAACAGCTATGTGGATCTTGGGGAATATTTGGTTCTCGGAGCTATCCTTTGTCAACGTCCCAGCAGATCAGGATGCTATGGTTGTTTCTATTATACATGATTCTCAAGGCGGTAAATCATCTAGCAAGGAGGAACACGAAGTGCAAGACAATCAAGTATTGGAGAACAAAACTCCTGAAGATGATGTCGCAACAGTGGGAGTTCAAGAAAACGCTCAACAAGAGCCCCTAGAAAATACTGAAGATCCCCAACAAGATGACGCAGTTCAAGACAATCAGACTCAGGAACATGACGATGTTCTTGAAACTAATGACAACGCTTCTTCTGGCGAGGATGATGATTCCGATACCGAGGAAGCTGATTTAGAAGAAAAATTCAATAAATTAGTAGACATTGTATCTGAGCTATCTCAAAGGATTAGTGCTTTAGAATACAAGAATGAAGAAGCAGAAGAAGATGGCGAAGACGCAGAGGCTTTAGAAGATAAAATTGCCGATCTCGAAAGCCAGGTTGAATCACTGAAGGCTGAAAACGAGTCTTTGGTGCAAGAAAACGCACAGTTGCAAACACAAATCCATACGAGCCTAGTAGAGCGAGTTGTTGATTTGAAAATCTCGCTTGGCAAGCCTGGGCTAGAAGATAGAGAAAAAGCTATTGCTGAGCACCTAGAGAGAACAACAGAGTCTCTCAATGACCAGCTAAAAGATCTTTTGGCTGAGGGTAAAACGTATGGAGCACTTAGGCACAAAGCCCTTGAAAAAGTGACTAATCCTGCTGGAGGCGCTGTCCCAGGAGAGGCGAACTCCACGATTGTTACTGCTGAAGGGCAAGAACTGCCTAAGAAAAAAGAGAAGGAGTCTTCTCTTGAAGAATCACTCAAATTCCTACTAAGTAGCAAAAAAAGATAAGGAGCTGAGACTTAATGCCTTTGTTTGAAGGTGCAAAACCAGTTGCGAATTCTCGCAGTAATTCCAGGTTGTCTGTCTCTCAGGTATTTAGCCCTGCTGAGCGTTGGATCCATGATCCTGCACTCCCAGGTTTGTTTGAATATTCATATGGAGGCCCTGGCATGGTTGTTCTCTCCAAGGGTACAATCGTAGCTTTCAGCGATGAGCCAGTGCAGGACTATGAGTATTCCGATTTAGGTGTAAACCGCACAACTTTTGGTCTCACCTATGCCAATGGCCAAAACAACCCCATCGGTATACTCCAGTACAACGTATATCAAAACATTAATGACCGTTTCCAAGGGAACCAACCGAATATCTTAACTCATGAATACATTGAGCTTCCTTATATCAATGGTATCGAACACGTTTATGACCTAACTGGCCTATCTGGCTTAGATGACGTTACCCTTGCAGATCTTCCTGCCCGCATGAAGATGAAGTGGGGTTGCTTCTACGCAGCAGAAGACACTCCAGAGCATGCAGTAAAACCTGGAGACTTCTTAGTTTCCGACAAATTTGGTAAGTTTGTTAAGCTTGACCTTTCCACCGCAACCGTTCAAGACTTAGCTCGCATTGTTGGTCAATGTTTAGCTGTAGAGACTGATATGCCTCCGATTGGATGGCTAAAATGGGTCACTCCTGTTGTTGAAACTGGCGAACGTGCTGATGACGACAACAAGCTTGACGCACCAAGCGCAACTGATGGATACGAATTTGATCCTAACTACAAGCTCCCACTCACTGGCGACCACAGAGCTCCTGGTCCTTGGAAAGATTACCAAGGCATCCCTGGTCTCACTGATGGCGCTGAGTCTGGTCTTGGCGCAGGTATTTTACCTGGTTGGGATTTCGCTGGTTCTATTGGCGCTGTTCGCATCGCATTGCGCTACTAATTCACAAGAGCTAACAAAAAGGAGGACATATAAACATGCCTAGCTTTGTAGAAAAACTACAATCCTATGTAGAAGCTAAGGCGGCTGCAGAGGGCACGGCAGTATCTTTAGATTTTAATCGTGAAGAAATGCCCCGTTTGAAAGAGGCCCTTGCAACCCCTGACGTATCTGTACTCATTCCACGTGTAATTTCTGACGTAATGCGGGATTCCGCAGAACCTATGTATATTGGTTCCAAATTGCTACAAACTGTTCGCTTAGGTGAAGGTCGCTCTATCGAGTTCCCAGCCATTAGCGCTATGAGAGCTTTCGATATCGC